CGTGTCTACCATTCCACCACATCGGCAAATTCTAATCGTTTTGATTTTCAAATATATCTGCTTCCCCTATCTCAATGAAGTATAAAAGTCTTAATATTTTTTCGTTTCCAAACTGATTAAACTCCTCTAGAGGGGTTTCGTTATTAAAAAAACTATGTGATGAAGTCAAAAATTTTTCTACATATTCATCATCGATTACTGAGCAACACTCATTTACCAAATTAGTAAATTGTATAAGATTTTTTTCTTTAATTTTAAGCATTGATTTTTTTAACTAAATCTTCTATACCTTCTTCATTGGTGCGTGAAAAACAAGCAACTACGCCTCTTTTTTGTACAACCTGACTGGCCATATCATTAGCAAAAAATATTGATTCCATTATACAGCCGGTTTCAAGATAGTGAAACACTAAAGCAGCTAAAAAAGAATCTCCAGCACCACATAAGTCAAACACTTCAACTTGGTCTACTAAATAAACTGCACCTTTCCATCTACACCCATCTTTACCAAGTGTAACAATAAGTTTTTCTTCCCAATCTTTTTCGTTTATTTTACCTTTTAAATCATTATATTCAGGTTCATTTATTTTAATTATTTTTGCTTTTTTGCAAAAATCTCCTAATACTTTTTTTGTATCAATGAAAACGTTAGGGTTTTTTTCGCAACAAAATTGAATTAGTTCTTCAGTAACAAACCCTTTACAATAATCTGATATAACAATTGCATCCCACTCCCCCGGTTCAAAATCATAGTTTATTACTTCAGGACTAGATCCAAAAGGTTCCGCCTTATCCCCTTCATCTACTCTTAAAAATGTATGGTTGGTTTGTTCATCAACATATCTAATTTTTGTCATTTCAGTTTCATTGAACATACAGTCGGCATCTAAACCTAATGATTTAAAATTCCTAACTACATTCCCAGCCATACCACTATCAGTAATTGTTTTGGTAGGGGAAAAAACCGGGGCTGGTACGTCCGGACACAACCGGTTTACTTTCCCGTAAATAAAAACATCCGTACAATTATCTCCTATTACTAAAACTCGTTTCATTAAAAATAACTTTGTTTAATTTTTCGTTTATATGAACATTCAGGCATATCGTTAACAATTTTTTCAAATTGTGGTTGTGTTATATTTCCAGCTTTATAACTTTCATACTCAATACACCCAACCATGCAATTTGTTCTATCTTGTATTGATTTAATAAACATAGTAGCAGCGAACATTTCATCTGGGTCGCCAGTATCGAACCATGCATATTTACTCTCATGTTCATTAAACCACAAAGTGCCATCGTCCATGTAACTGAGATTTAAATCAGTTATTTCTAATTCGCCTCTGTCAGATTGTTTCAATGCTAGCGCTCTTTCTCCTGCAGTATTGTCATAAAAATAAATACCAGTTACTGCTAAATTAGAATTTGTATGTTTGGGTTTTTCTTCTATAGATATAATTTCGCTAATTTTTGTCAGTTTATTTTCTTCAACACACACTACCCCATATAGATGAGGATCTTTGACTTTATAACCTGTTATACATGCTCCATACTCTACCGGCCAAGGGGTCTTTTTTATACCTGTAAATAAGTTGTCTCCTAAAATTAAACAAACGTCATTATCGCCTTGCCATTCTTCTGCTATAATTAACGCTTCTGCTATACCAGCTGGTTTTTTTTGAATTCTAAATGTAAAATTAATACCCAGATATTCTTTACCCAATAAATCTAAAATATGATTATATGCTACCCCATTTGTTATAATCATAATTTCTTTAATTCCCAATTTTATTAGGGTTGAAAGAGGATAATAAATTGTAGGTTTGTCGTAAATTGGGAGAAGTTGTTTAGATACAACTTTTGTGCTTGGATAAACTCTTGTCCCTGAACCCCCAGCTAAAATTATACCTTTCATTTTTCTTCTTCTGTTTCTTCTTTAGGTTCTTCTTTATCTCGAGCTTTAATTTTTTCTATGAGAAATTCAACCAATTGTAGTCGAGCTGCTTCTGAGGCAAAATTTATTTGTGGGTTGTTGTCGTTATATTCTTCTAATATCTTTATTAACGTAGAAGTTGTATCAAACCATTGAGCAAGTTCTTTATTGGTTATTGTCATAAAACTATGATATGGTTAAAGCCAAAAAAAACCATGCAGGCCCACCTATATAATAGCTACAAGTACCACCACATACATCGTAGCCCACCAAACAGCCTGCATGGTTAAAGTTATTTATCACTGGACCAATTTTTACAATATCTTAAACTAGAAATTTTTTTCTTTTTATATGCAAGATCTTCCCATGTGTATCCGTATTTCCCATAATGCGTTAATTTTATAGTGCTATCTACATAAATTTCATACCCACATTGTTTCGCATATTTGCAAAAAGAAAAATCTTCTCCGAGATAATAATGTCTATCCCCTTCTTCCCACACGTTAGGTCTGAACCACGGATAGCTAGGGCAGTCAAAACTAGTATTACAAAGAGGTAGTTTTAATTCATCAACCATACGTGTGTATACGTCTCTTTTCGTGTATAAAAATCCAGTTGCTACACAATGTACTTCATACACACCCCCACCTTCTCCAAAAATAATTTCTTGGTCGTCGTATAAAGGATCAAAAGTCAATTCCGGGTGGCCTTTAAACGGGTAAACCCCTGCAATAATGTGTTTTTCACTATTTTGTAATTTTTTTATATCTTCTATTTCGAAATCCACATCACCGTCTATCCATATTAATTCTTCAAAGTCTCTTTGATATATAGCGTCATAAGCCATTCTAGATCTACATTGATCAATAGCCGAATATCCGGGTGTTCGCCACACTTCGTACCCCATTTTTTCTAATTCTCTGAGTTTGCAGTCAACATTAAAAACAATACCCCCATTACATGGTACTAATATTACTGTCTTACTCATTGTCTTTTTACTTCCTTTTAGTATATTATGTGGGTATAAGTTCATTTACGTAATGTTTATCATATAGATAAAAAAATTTTTCTATTTGAATCGGGTGTTCGTAATTAAGAAATTTGTTTGGGTTTATTTTAATGCCGCTTTTTTGCAAAATGTTTCCTATAGCGACATCTTCTATAGAGAATTTTTCGTACTTTTCTTTTCCTTTATAAGAAATTATAGTTTGTATTGATTTTTTACTAAAAATTACACACTCTCCTGAACAATACTGGTTTGGTAATTCACCTTGATATGCTTTTCTAATTTTATAATTTTTTAAAGTACAAAATTTATTTCTAATTAACTCTTCATCGGTTATCAAAACCTTATTACCCACATAATCCCCGGAAATTTTGTGTTCTAAAAAGGTATCCACGTTATATAAAAATGTATCGTCATCTATTTTTAGAGCGTGAGTATAATCTTTGTTTATGATTTTTTTAAAAAAACCAAATAATTTTTTGTGTACGTTGGAAATGTTGTCGGGTGTCTTAATATATACATCTGTATAAGATATCCCGTCTCTTTTACAGTGTACCATACGTGAAATGTTCCCACCATAGACGAAATAAATATCCATGTTATCGGGAATATGTTTCAAATATGTATCTAAAGCTGCTAGTTTAAATCCTATATTATTTTCAAAGGTTAATATTGCTAAAGCGTATTTCGTCATAGTTAATTTTGTTTTTTAAAAGGTCATATATGCTGCCTTTTTCTTTTGTTGGGTTGAAATTTGCAAACGTAAGTTTGGCAAAATTGAAATAGACATTTAAAAATGTAAAAAGTTCTATTTCAGTAAAGATTCTATCATATTCGGATAAATAGTACTTTATTGCACCAATATACATTTGTTTTATTGAATGTGCCTTTCTTACAGTCAACCCTAACAAACCTGCAGATGCAGACCAATAGTCAATTTTTGTATCCCAAAATTTTTCAATGAATAATTCTGGTTCTATTCCAACATAAGGTAAACCTATCATAAAATTATTGGTTTTTTCGAATAATTTAAAAATATTTTTTCCTAAAGTTGGGTTAAAAATATCATTTTCGTTTTTAGGGTAGTAGTTATCCCAATTTTGTACTTTTATATCATGCCAAGTACCACCACACTCTTCGGGAATATAAGATTCGTTACTTAACCCGGCATCCATCCAGACAACTCTTTCGTATTTTAAACTAATAGCATCTAAAATATAAAATAGCTTTGCTGTTGTAAGCATAGGACTCCAACAGTAAACACCAGTTGGGTTTTTATCTATTATTTTCTTACTATATTCAAATATTTCGTCGTAAAAGGGGTTAATATCTTTTGAAGTTTTATTAATAAATGTTGGTAAAGACTGTACTTTGTCTTTCAAAGCATTAGTTATATCTTCTTCTACAGATTTGTTACAATAAATTAAAAGTTCTTTATCTAAATTTAAAAGACTTTTTATACCAGTAAAATAATGTTCCGGTATAAAATTTCTTGTTAATTTTGTGTCCTGACCTTCTGGTTGATAATTTTCAACCAATTCGACCGCGGTAACAATACAGTCTTTTAACATGAAAATATTGTAATATATAATCTGTAAAAATCAAGGAAAAGGCGGCCCGTAGGCCGCCTTGATAAACCTGATTATTAGTCGACTTTAACGTCTATAACTTTATGTTCCTTCTCTTCTATTCGAGGAGCAGTTATAGCTAAGACACCATCGGAAAGTTTTGAAACGAATTTGTCTACATCAAAATCCGAAGGGTCCAATCGGAATGACCTTGTATATGTTTCTTCTTTTGAACCAGTTTTAGAAGTAATGGTACGCTTAGCTTCAACATATGCAACGTTTGTATCCTCATTGTATGTAACCTTAAGGTCTTTTTTCTTCACACCCGGAAGATCAATCTCTACATGAAAGTTTTCTTTACTTTCATTGAAACGAATATTATCGTTAGAAAAAGATTCAGGTGTAAGAATGCGATCGAAATCATTAAAAATTTCGAATAATGGGCTGTACCGTCCCGCCCGTGGACTTGCTGTCAATTTAGTTAATAAGTTATTCATGACAACAATATTTAATCACACATCCTCGAGAATTCAAGTGTTTTTCCCGCCAACCCACCTCCTTGAACCTATTGATTTATATCTCCTTCAAAATCTATTTATATAAAATCGTATTTTATAAATGTCTTATCTTGTTCATCTAGAAGATTTTCCATTTTATACGATTTACAATGCTTAAGAGTAAAACCCATATCTCTAAAAAGCATAGGTTGTAATACATAAGCGTAGTTATGTTTATTGTAAGTTAAGCGCACTTGACCATGCTTGTTAATAAACCGGAAACCTAATTTTTTATAAAATGGAATAGCGTCTTTATCACAATACATTCTTAAAAATCTTGCAGATGAAAAAGAGTGCCTCCAGGTATGTTCTAATAGATCTTTTGCATGACCTTGTTTTCTATAATCTGTACTAGTAAAAAGTCTTTTAATGTGAAGATTATCTCCTATTACGTTATACGCGCACCCAGCTACAACATCACCTTTACCAAGATCTGATATTTTCATAATTACGTAGGCTCCTCGTTCATAATCCCACCATTGATTTTTATCCCAATAATCTAAAATATCATTCTGACAGTAGTCTTTTTCCCACCCAGACATTCTTTGTATTAATTCATTAAAGACAGTTCTTGTAGAACATAAAACATATTGATGATCTTTATCCATTCCGGTTATTATAAGATAAATCCGTTTATAGGTCAAGTAAAAAATTTTTAAATGCTGCTCTTCTTTTTTTGTTAATGTGTAGGCAGTATTCGCGTTTTTTCATATCTATCTTGTCTTTTTTATGTTCTTGGATTTTTTCTTTTAATTCCTCTTCGTCAATAATAAATCCTTTTCTTAGAGGCCAAATGCCGCGCGCGGCTTCATGAAAATAATTAAATCTGTCGTCAAAGTCTACTTCTTTTACGTTTATAAAATTTACCATATCAGGATCGATTAATTCTTCCCACATAGGGATTTTAGAGCATAGAATACTTTTTCCACAACTTAAAGATTCATACATATAGTGCCCGTGACCTTCGTATAAAGAAGGGCATAAATGTAAATTATATGAATTTAGTATTTCATTAAGGTCCTCATCGCTAACATAATAATTAATATAATTGCATTTGGTCAAATGTGAAAATCTATTTGTACTATCAAGTACTGTAATATTTGGATTATCTATCAACATTTCTGTTCCTTTTTGAATTGAACAACCAGCAAAATGAAGTGTTTGGTTTTTTATTTTAGCTGGTCTATATCTGTCAATAGACCAAAAGGGTAAGACTATTACATTTTTAAGGTAAGGTGATAATAATTTTTTAGAATATTTCGATTTAACAATAACATAGTCATAGTAATTTTTACATTCTTTTAGATCTTCTAAATCGTTTTTACTTAACCATTCTTCATTTAGAATTAATATTTTCTTTTTTATATTGTCTGGTTTACCATGGACATTATTAAAAATACCTAAGTCTATAGATTCAGGTTGTTTAAAATCATATAAAAATCGCCCATTTTCATATTTTTTTTCATTAGTGTTTTGGCAATCTTGCATAATAACATCATATTGTTCTTTTATACAATCAAATAGCAATTCACCATCTTTTGCATCCCCTGATCCGTTATGGTAGTAAAAGATTTTAGCTAATTTCTTCACTATGAAATCTCACAAGCCCCGCCAGCGCATGCTAATTCACCAGAAAGGACTGTATCATCAACTTTTTCTTTTACAAGAGTTAAGTCTACATTCTTTAAAGAACTAATTAATGCTTCATAAGTTTCTTTTGAGCAATCTTCAAAGGGGGCTTGTTTATATGATCCCCCTTCATATGGTAATACAGATAACCCGTTAAATGAAGCTGTGTTTTCCCACATCCATTCACCCACATCTGTCCATTCGTGTTCTCTAATAGATATCGTTGCTGATACATTGTGTTTGTTTGCACCTTTTCTATGACCACTTGATACCCATTCGTCAGTAATTTTTTTAATTCTAGTTAATAATTGTAAAGCTGATTCTGTTCTATAAATTGCACCGTCTGGTGCTCTTTGAGGTACACCAATGACGGCAGTGTCGTGTGGTCTAAAATATTCATCTTCTACTAGATCTCTATGATTTAGATGAAGGTAATCATAAAGTGCTTCGTTTTTACCGACACGAATTCTACGAATATAATGATCATTGTGCCATGCATGGATACCGGAAGAAGTACCCAATACTAGTGAAGTTGTACCTGCAGGTTTAACACAAGTGGTTCTTGCTGCTTCGTTTATTCCTAGAATTTTTGCAAGTCTTGAATTTTCTTTTTTGACTATTTCTGCTGTTGCTTTTAAATTTAAGCTAAGTACTGCTCCTGAACCTATACCCGTCATACTGACACCCAATAACGCATCTTTTTCTGTGTTTCTTTGCCATATAGGACGAAGATAGTGAAAGTCTGTATATGAAGCCTGCAATGTACCGATAAATGCTGCTGCTCGAGCTCGTTCTTCGAGATCTTTTTGATCTTTTATATTACTTGCATTAATTTCTGTGAGATTGCAGAATTGGTATGGTCTTAGCCCAATTTCACAACAAGGATTGGTACCCCAATCTTTATCATTTGAGAAATAAAATCCCGGTTCACCTGATCCAGAAGCTTCTATTCTCTTCCATAAGTTTAAAAAGTAATCTTTAGTAATTTTATGACGCATTAATACAGCTGAATTATTAGCTCTCCCTCTTTGTGCATTTTTTTCCCACCAATTACCTGCTTTACATGCAATCATTTCATCATCATCAGCAGAGAAGAGGGAAATCATAGCTGCTCTTCTTATACCACCCGCTAATACTGCGTCAGCCATATGACACATGACATCATGACATTCAATTGACGTTAGTTTACTATTATCTTCTTTTTGTGATAAAATACCTTCTATTTTGACTAAACATTCTCTTAATGGTTGAGGACCGGGAGCTTTACCACCCGATGTTACTAATACTGCTCCTTTAGGTCTAATATCACTATAGTCGAAACGAATTCTAGATAACCCTTTGAAATAACATTCTAACAAAGCTTTTACTGCATCTGCCCAACCTTCAATTGAATCACCAATTAGGTACCTTCTTGTTCTTTTATCGTTTGGTTTGTTTATTTCAGGTAATTGTTCGCAATGATGTGTTTGAACCGAATAACCAACCCCTGTTCCTCCCAATAATAAGAACATTGCTTCACCAAATGAACGATAATCGTCACAAGGTAAGTAGGCACAATTGAAAATTTTAGATGGGTTTCTATCAATAGGTGCACCTCCAAATTGAAGAGATCTCATAGAAGGTAATACCTTCTTGGCTGTCACTAGTTTATACACATCATTTATTTCATCTTTTAATTTAGGATACTTTTTAATGTGCATTTTTTTATTTCTCGAAACAATTTCATTCCATGTTTCACGTCTTTGGTGTTTTTCTAAATATTTTGCATATTTGTTATGTACTGTTATGTCTGAGAGTATTTTCGTTGAAATATCCATCTTTGTATGTCTTAATTTAAGCTAACAACCTTCTTTTCACACCAGGAAACACGATTTTTTTAGGGTTTTTTTGGGTAAAGTAAAGACTACCCTAGGGGTTAGCTAATTTGAGTTAATTTCCCTTTTGAAAATTGTTTCTATTTAATCAAAAGTGAATTTTTTGTATAGTTTTTAATAAATATTATATCTCGTTTATTAAATTAGAAGTGTCACAGACTATATAAGATGTTAAACCGGCCATTCTTTGATAAAACGGGACATCTTCATTTGCAAAAAAATCTTCACAATCAAATTTAACATTGTCTGACATATTAGAAAGACTATCAAAAGGATACAAACCTATTGAATATTTACCATAACTGCTACTAGTGCTAACATTAAACTCAGACATCATATGTCTGTAGTTATCAAAGCTCATTGTATACTTTTCTTTGTGTGATGCGTAAGCTAATTTTTTAGAAATGATTTTATATATAGCGTTTCCATTACATAACACACCATAAAAATATTTCATTTTAATACCTTCGTTAGTACGCACTAAATGTGAAAATTTTATTGGTGATATTTTTTTGTTTATAAGGAGCCTAGATTCGTCAAATTTATTTTTTATCTCAAAACCATAAAACAAAAAAGAGTAGTTTGTAAAAAATTCTGTTGATATACGGTATTTTTCATTATCTATTTTGTGTTCACTTAAGCTCGTTAGTAACGGGTTCATAGACATATATTAAAGTAAAAATTTAATAAGTCAAGATGCAGGGAACGACTTTATAATAAGAAGATTGGGTAACTTTAAAACTTTTCCTATTTTTCCTGTTGGTGTTTCTACTGTAATGGAAACTCTGTCTTTTCCCATCATAACAGGTCCTCTAATAATTTTACCACCTACTTGTCTGATAGTTTTGATAGCACCCGAATTGGTGTCGATTGTTTTTAAGGTAAACTCGTTATGTAAATCTACAGTAAGAAACTCATCAGACATAAAAGTATTTATTACTTTTTAGCTTTTGATGTTTTTGTTAACTGATCTAAATGCGAAATAACTGTGTCCATTTTACCGGATAGTTCAGAAACAATTTCTTTATAGTTTTCAATAGATTGATTTAAAAAGTTAACTGTATTTTGAGCTGTAACCAAATTATTATCAATACTTTGGATTTTTAACTCTTTTTGATCTAATTCTTTGTAAAGATCATTAATCTTCTTAATTTCGTCGCCTTCAAGTGCCATACAATCATTTATTATCTATTAACGCCTTATCCAGGCTGCATCACAGGTTTTGCTGGTGCGTTGGCTTTTTTCTGTGCATCGTTTTGTTCTTTTATTTCTTGTGCTAGAGTTTTTATTTGTAATATAGATTCAACAGGGCTCATAAGGTGTAAGAAATCTGATAATGGTATGTTTAGTTTACTACAACACAAATATTCATAGTAATACATGTTTTTTAAATCCTCACTAAAACATGCTTTTAAGAAATCAAAATTTTGTTTTGAATTAAATGAAAAATAAAAATCAATTTCAGTTCCTTGTTCGTAAGTCCAAGAAAACAGTTTTATTTGTTTGTAGTTAGAATCACTTTTAATAGCTTTCATTATCTTTTTTGCTAATTCGACGGGTATATAGTTTAAAATTTTATCTCTCATTTCAGGTGAGGTACTATTCATGATAACCCTGTCACCTGCAATAGAGATTGAATATATTTTATCATATAACAAATCTTTATTGCTAATTAAGTAAGGGTAACTAATTTCTACTTTTATATTATTTTCTTTATCTTCTATTTCTTTAGTTTCAGGTACATAATTTTCTATTATAGTTCTTGATACTTTGCTTAATGATATAGTGTTTTGGATATTTTCTTTACCTGCTATGATTATATTTTCACCAATTGATATAATTCTACAAGAGAGTAAAATTAAAATTTTATCTATGTAGTTTAATGTGCATTGTGTTTTACAAATGTCTTGTACTAAAAATTCAAAATATTTACAGAGATTTTCGTTATCCTGATTCAATGAAAATTTTAAAATATTTTTATATTCGAAGTTAGTTAGTTCTCTACACCGTACTTGTTTGTCGTTTGTAATAGTAACAGGATACATGTAAGTGTTGACCATTTATTAATAATATAATCTAGTTTGAAATAATCAATACTCTATTGGAAGGGTGAAATTTTAGGAATTAAGCTTTTCCAACCTTTAGAACTGATTTTGTTAATAATGTCAGGTAAAGGTAAATATAAATTATTTCTTACAGCGTAATTTGAAAATGCCCATTCTGAGGAATTAATTTCTAAAGATTCTTGATCATATGTTAAATTTTTATTACTAACTGAAGTAGGCATACAATTATAGAAGGTCCAAATTTTTCTCGGTATTTGTGCTATGTTTTGATACGTTCTAGTAAATTGTAATAGACTAATTGTAGTACCCACATTTCTTGGATCACTAGGTGGTCTTGCTACCATACCAAAATGTTCAGCTAATATTGTCCAAGGTCGAACAACAAAATCAACAAAGCTTGTATTTGTTTCCCTAAATTGTAAAGTTAAATTACCAAATGGTTGTCTACCGGTTGATATAACGCCGGGGATAAACCCTCTCTGTTTGTCTCCAAAAATTTTATCTCTATTTACTTCTAATTGTTCTAATCCTGGTATATCCGCTCCTTGAGCAAAAATACATCCGGTTACTTTATTCAAAGGATAAGATTTTAAAATACTCACTGCTTGTGATATATCAAAGTTATGATAATTACCTTCGGTTCTTTCTAAATTTTGTATAACAGATGTTTGCAATAACGTAGGGTAATTTTCAATTAACAACATCCATTGCGTGCGCATTGGTATGGTGGTGAACCACGATTCCATTTGAGTTAAAAAATAATCTCTTGTGCTTATTAAAGGTACCCCGGGGACGGTAAATCCAAATAATGATGTAATAGATGGTTGCGCTAAAGGGTTAGTACCTCTTAATAACGCAGACACATTATCACCAAAACCTCTAATTGCTTCTGTAAAAGGATTATTCAATTTTAATTATTTAAGTTTGTTATAAAGGGTAAGCGTACCGGAGAAAAAAAATTTTTTACTTTTATATTTTTTACATAACGATATCCACACCCGTTGCGCATCTTCGCTTGCTTCAAAATAATCTGTTTTTAATTTACCAAACTTTTTTAATGCTTTTACGTAAAGTAATTTACCAAAACCGTTGTTTCTATATAGAAGACCTACGTGTGAAGAAATAACAAAATATTTTTTTTCTCGAGCAAAATCTATTTCTAATTTACCTATTTCGGAATTTTTATATCTGTTTACTTTTATTAGTCTAAAGTGCCAAACCTCTCCTTTGAATTTTGAAGTTACTTTTACCTTAGGTTTATTGTGCTTAACCTTCACAAATACGTTTTAACAGTATATGTGTTAAATTAATTAGTTTCGCTGCCAGTAATGGTAAGCCATTGTAGCTGTAAAGTTGATTTTTTGACCCGTGCCTTCTGCTATCGAATATTCGAGCGCCCCTACATTTCTAACAGATGCACCAACTAATTTATAACCTGCCACTTCCTCTAATTGTGTATCTAGTTGGACAAGATTTATAGATGCTGATTGTCTTGGAGCAAAATAGTTACCTGTGCTTGTTGCATCGTCGAAAATATCTCTTGACATATCTTCAAATTTTTGTCTTATTTGTGAGTTTTGATCACAATAGAATGTAAGTGAATATCCTTCACTTCCTGTATATGTCACACTACCGGGGATATTAAACGATAGACCCATATAAGGTACCGCTACGTTAGTTATTGCTCTTTCCGGTAAGCTTGCTGCGGTGCAATATACTAAGTCATCTTCTTCAAATGTTGTGTCTGTGGCACCACCACCGTCTATTGATAACACTCTGAACTGAAAATCTCTTGCGAAGTCTCTTTCTGTTGCTACTCTATAAAAATCAGAAATTGTCTGTTGTACATCTGGCATACTAATATTTAATCCAAACAAACAAAAACCCCGAAAATTTTCGGGGCTTGTATAAGTTAGTCAAGTTAGCTTGATTATTAACCAACAATTTCGCTAAAGTCTTGACCGGTTCTGGTTGCATAGAAGTTAACTAATATGAACTCAGCTGCTCGAACTGGTTTCAAATAAATGTCAACAACTAACTCATTAGCATCAATAACTTCTGGTGTATTATTACGTTCATCACAAACAATAAGATAATCATACAAGCCTTCATTATTTTTTGCATCTTCCATAATAGGATTAAGAACATTAAGAACGTTTGTTCTTGTAAACAACGTATTTGGTTCAAATACGAAATACTTAACTGTTTCTTTAACTCGTTTTTCGAGATATAAGAACAACCTTCTTACGTTAATTCTATCAAATGCACTTGGTTTAGTTTGTAGTGTCTTTTGACCATAAATTACAAACCCTTCACTCGGAAAGAATGCAACTGGGTTAGTATTGGTTTGATCATATATAGAATCACGTTGTTTCTGGTTCGGGTAAATTGCAACATCATTTACTGTGTCTAAAAGACCTCTTGTAAATCCGGCTGGTGCATACCATGGTGCGAAGTTGGCATCCGTTTGTGCATACTTCGCAGCCGCTAAACCAGACATTGGTATCCATGTTTGACCAGATACTTGGTTATCAAAAACTTGTGTCCATGTAGCATAAGCTGCTGCATAGTTTGTATTAATAAGAGAATAACAATTCTTTAAAGGCTGTAATATGTTTACCGGGAATGTATTTCCTGGTATATTAATAACCTTGGTGTTTTCACCTTGAACAAATATTTGTCTAATTGGATCGGAAACATAAATGAAATCCTTTCTTGTATTTTGAGCAAACGTAATGAATTTGGTTTGAACAGAATTCCAATCAGATCTAATGTCAACTGCAAGCGGAGCAAGACTCGGTGATGTTGCTGACAACTGATTCATTCCCGTTAAAGCATCTCTATCATCAAAAAACTGTGTACTATTATTTGTACCATTTGTTGTATTCTCGATCGTAGTTTGAATAGTACCTAAACCACCCTCTGGAAGGATATCAATATCAAATATATCTTGGTTTGCTAATCTGTCAAATACACGATCTAACTTACCTGGTATATTTCCAATAGCTTTTACATTAAGACTCGCTGATGTTGATCTATCGTTTGTCGAATAAACGGCAGCGGGTAACATTGTTTGGAACCCCATACCATAAAGTGGCGGATCTATATTATAACCATATGTAGTATCTGAAGAATTTATAATATAGTTACCAGAACTAATATCTGCAACGTCTACTTGATTAAAACCAACAATTTCTCTGTAAGCTCGAATATTACCATAATCACCATCAGCATTATCAGTATATGTACGGTTAATCAAACCGTCATTCAGTATTCTTACCTTTCTAAATGGCTCACCTGTATCGGAAAGTGTTCCGGATGAATATTTACCGGAAACAAACGGGTTAATTTTCATTGCAGTATTAACACTCTTATTTGAGAGCTTTTGCGGTAAGTAATAACTTACAGGCTGCCCCCCATTTTCGTTATTAATTTGTCTAAAGTAATCAATACTTCCAAAGTAACCTTCTTCTAATACAAAGTCTAATTTAGTAACTTCA